CGATATGGGCTTATGGTGCCGTGATGGCTATCAGGGGATGAGCTTATTTGCGTTGCCTAATCTGCCATAGGGTTTTACGCTCGCCTGAATCGGTTGCTAGATTGATAGGCCCTACGTGCTATTGCAGATTGCATCCTAAAGTAAAAAGTACTACTATGTTGAGGAAGTATGACAAATCACTTGGAATAGACGATGAAAGGCAATACAAACTGTTTGATGACGTAAACTAGTTCCGCCTATTGTGTTTAGGTGGAATTGATTGATTTTGGGAGGCTAAAATGAAACCATACGAAATAGAAACTATTGCAGAGATCAGAGAATGCGGTGATAAGTTGGATGGTAAAACTGACGAATGGATTTATAATAAATATAGATATTGGTCTGAGATTACATTTGCGGCGGGATGGATTTGTAAAGGGGCTAAAATGTTTTATCGTTGGGCAACTACTGCACAAATGGGTGAGGTAGAATGATGGGAATAAAACCAATAGCCAAGCTATACAAGATATCAGTGCGTAACCATTGTGTATCATGCCGCGTTTGGAATGGCGGGGCAAGTTGGCCGACTAGGTACTCTGGTACATATATAAATCCAGAATATAGGGATAAACTTATAACTCGTTTTACTGAGGCTGTCGAATCAAGGGGCTATACAAGGGCAAAAGATGGTTTCCGAGTAAATTAGCCTAGGCTAACATTTTACAAAATAGCTACGATTCCACTTGCAAGTCTTTTCGGCCCGTGCTAGTATATAACTATCAAGGGGGACGAAATGAACACTTACAAGATGAACAAAGACGAGGTGATCGAGATGGTTAGGCAGTTCACTTTCCAGATTACCGAAACCGCATCAAAGATCGGAGAAAAATCCGCATTCGGATTTCTTTTCGGTAACACTGACATGACTATAACCGCAGAAACTGTAGCAGACGAGATAGGCAAGTTTGAAGCAACGCTTAGGACTTACATTTAAGGCTGTTACGATTTTTCTTGACACATTCGGCAATCTGAGTATACTAAGGTATCGCAAGGAGGCAATATGACAGAGATTGAAGCGGCTAAACGGATACTAAAAGAAGGTAATTGTAGCGGCGTGGATTGTACTGATTGCCCCGCATCAATGCAAAATAGCGAAGGTGAATGCAGTAGTAAAATAGGCACCAATGAAAGTGGAAACAAAATAACGCCCAAAGGCATCGAGTGGTTTAAGCGATGGCTATCCGAGCACGAAGATCCAACACCGCAAGGCAAACCTATCGACCATTTCGAGTCTGGGCACTGGTATAAATGGGTAGGGCCTTTAGTACCGGCCAAGGCAGGAATAAGCGGAGATACCGGAGTAGCATGGACTAGCGGTAAGGCATTTTTATGTAACTTAGCCAATGGCGTCGATGCACGTTTCGTAGGACTGCCAGTCGATTGCAGCTTGTGTTATGAAAGCATCATTGAGTCATTCATCGAGGTTCCCGATCCTACGGTCCACTTCCAGTCGATGCTCGTCTTGCCCTTGCCGAGATCGATGCTCAGGTCTGTAAATTGCCGTTGCTCAATAGTCGAAGCAATAACGGACAAGATCGTAGGCAAGTCTGATGACTTCGATCCGGCATCTGTTAAGTCAAGGTCTCAACGCCGCCTTGAAATATTATGCGGCTTAACAATCGATTAGCCCTACGGGGCTAAAGGTACATTGTATGGCTACACTTTTCGACACTCTTTACTCGGCGACCGATGAGGTCAAGAAGGCGCTCAAGAAACCGTTCGTGCTGAACAAGGTTAACCGGGCACTCGACGGAGCGGCGGATTCTTACGAGTCAGCCAAAATCGACAAGCAGGAGCGCATTGACACGTTCACTGCGCGGCTGGCGAACGGAGAGACGGACGTTATCGGATCACTGATCGATGCTCGTCTTGCCCTTGCCGAGATCGATGCTCAGGCGGCAGAGGCCGCGAAGATTAAGGCCGAGCTCGCGGCCCCGGCTCCCGCCTCGGAGTAAAAAATGCAGGCTGGAAAAAACATCAAGCGGATCATGCGAGCGGTTCGAGCATCGTATGGTGATTACGTCACCGGAAGCGAAGCCAATCGGTCAGAGATTCGGAGCATTGAGGCCGACATGATGAAGGGCAAGCCCCAGTCAAGACAGCGTGATTTCGAGTAGTACTCGCAAGTAGCGGTAGGCCGGGTCAAATCCGGCCGGTACTATAAGGGGGTTAATATGGATGCTTTCCGTCTTTCGCTTATTGTCGAAAATAGCCGACTGTGTTACCTAGCAGACAACCCAGACTGCGAAGCACTCATCAAAGACACCTATCGCAAGCATTTTGAAAAGGAGCCGGGTAGCACACTAGAGGCTATCGAGGCGGTTGCCCGAGTCAATGTCATCCGAAATGAATATAGGCTCATATGATAACCATATCTATGAGTGGATATGTTTTGCGACAGATTCCGGGACATCCGATGATTTATGCGACGATGCCGGACAAAATTGTGCGTAAACTTATCTATAGCGGAAAACTGACAAAGGAATCAGCTAGTGGCATTATTTTGCAGATAGGGAGGCCGATATGAACATGAGCGCGTGGAATGACTGGATTATCTCGCAGCATATCCGCCTAGGCAATCAGCGGGCAATGCTGAAAAAGGCGAAGATTTGCATTGACAGGTCGAACACAATTATGGTAGGATTGCTACATCGATTAGGGAGGTAGAGATATGCCAGAAGAATTAAATCAGCCTCGATCATGTGAAACGTGTAAGCATTTTTTAAACCCATTTTGTTTAGTACAAGTAGGAACTAGATGTTTCGATAATGGTTACCCATTTTATGAGCAAGGCAAATCATCTCTTTACAAAGAAGGCAAAGAGCATGTATAGCGCTGACGAGATAGTTGACCGTATTCGGGAAGTGTGCGATGGCTTGTCAAGCTCGTATGCCTTGTCTAAAGAAGAGTGCAGTGTCATCATCGGTCAGTACGCCTATCGATATTGCGAAGAAATCCGAAAGGATCGCGACGAGTGGAAAAAGCTGGCTCTTAGTTTTAAGAAGGCTAATCTTGACTAGCAAGGAAACGGTATGGGTAAACTATCGCGGTTTATTGCTCGAAGTAACTGGCAATTATTACAAGGGTAGTCCCGGACATTGGTACAATAAAGTCGGCGATCCAGGCGATGCACCCGAGCCCCCCGAGTTTAGCATTGACAAGATCGAGCTAAACGGTGAGGACATAACAGATTTTTTTGACGGGCTTGAGCATGCGTTGTATGTGTTGGGCGAGCGGACGTCTGATGATTGTTATTCCGAGATTGAGGGATTATGTCTTGAAGAAATAGAAGGAGGCGCGCGCGATGAATCAGAAAGATATGAGGATTAAATGGCAAAGATTTAAGGCTTGGCTCAAGAAGCAATTTCTGGCCGAGTATCCCGATGAAACATCAAGCATAGGAAGGGGGCAGTAAAATGTGCAACTTTTTTAGTTTTGTGGGTGATGGGTTCGGTAATTATAAGTATTTCGATTGGGAATATCGCAAGGACCACATTGACGGTAATTGCGATAGTCATACGGCAATCCTGACAGAAAATAAAGTCCCCCCTGATATGCAGGATCGGTGGAGCAAATACGAATACAATCCACTGACAAAACTGTTCACGGTCGACGAGCCGGTCGAGGGCCATGATCATGAATCAGCCGAGGCGTGGGTTAACGCACTTGATTTTAAGCAGATTATTCCACAGCTGATAATCAAGCCCATAGTTAACCCATTGACCAAAATAATAAAGCCAACAAAGAACGATATCGAGTTACTAAAGGAGTGGTCTAGCGTGTGGCCTAGCGTGAGGGATAGCGTGATGCCTAGCGTGTGGTCTAGCGTGATGTCTAGCGTGTGGTCTAGCGTGATGGATAGCGTGTGGTCTAGCGTGATGGATAGCGTGTGGGATAGCGTGATGCCTAGCGTGTGGGATAGCGTGTGGCCTAGCGTGTGGTCTAGCGTGATGGATAGCGTGTGGCCTAGCGTGAGGGATAGCGTGTGGGATAGCGTGTGGCCTAGCGTGTGGTCTTATTTTAGTACATTTTTTGATATTGACTACAAATATGATTATAGCCCATGTATTAAACTTTGGGAGCGCGGTCTCGTCCCATCATTTGACGGTACGACATGGCGATTACACTCAGGAAAGAAAGCAACGATAGTTTATGAATGGAGAAAAAAATAGTGTATTGGCTAGCAAATAATTTTGCGACCATTGGGATTTTGGTTGTAATCGCCTTGTATATTGGTTACAATATCAAGGCATATATTGGGTTTAATCCGAACAACAAAAGGAAGCACATCGATGGTTAGGTGTATGGGGATTATTACGAAGGGCGCAAAACACGAGGATATCATGAAGTGCCAGGTTTGCGGTCTTCTTCCTGATGACGGCGAGGCGGGGTGGAAACAAGAAAACGATAAAAGAAATGTTTGGGTTGTTAATCCTAAAGCGCCGTGCAATAGGTTTGAGCCTAAGTAGGCAAAGGGGATATGATGAAAAAGCTATTTGCTATTTTCGCTATCGTGCTTTCCGTTGCATTGGTTTCGTCTTGCGCTGACAGGAGAAACTTTATAACTGCCGGGCAGACTATAAAAGCTCAACCGTATGGCATATTCAACGAAGAAACACATCGTACTAACGGGGTCAAGTACGAAGTAAGTTTTGGTTCCGTTGCGATGGCCGTTATCTTTATCGAAACTATCATTGTCCCGATTTACATTGTCGGATGGGATTTATTCGAGCCTGTAGCGCTGGAGTAGTGGCACTTGCTATTTTATTCTCCCTATGATATACTCCAGTGTATCTAGGGAGAACTATATATGAACAACAGAGAAATTAACGATTTCATGAAATCCCGTATGCCAAACGTAACGAATGCGCTAAAAACAATTAGAAGCGAATTGACATACGAGGAAGCAGAAGAAGCTAGGCAAGAATTGCTATTGACCATGTATAAATGTATTTTGAAGTATAATCCCAACCGGCATTGTACGCTAGACCACTACATTATAGTGAGCATGGAGCAACGGGCATGGCGATTTTTGCGGGACATGCGGGGATATTCGAGGAACAAAGAGCGAAATACCGAATCGCTATCGACCGCTCGCGACAATCGGACGCCGATGATTGACTTGCTCGCAGATGATAGCGGGGATTTTACAGACAAACTTGGAGCTAATGAGCTAGTCGAGTATGCATTAGGCCAGCTTGACAAAAGGACCGAAAGCATACTAAGGTTATGGGCGAACAATCACACCTTGCAATATATCGCAGACATTTACGGCAAGTCGGTGCATTTTATTGACAGAGAAAAAGATAGGGGGCTTAGGCAAATGAAAGGAATCATAGGGGGGAATCATGAATGACGATCTTTTAAGCCTTGCCTCTATTTTAATATTTGGCCTAATGTGTCTTGCATCTTTTGGCTTGAGGTATTATAAAAGCAAGAAGCAATCGAGAAAAGATAAGCAACGAAAAAACAAGGAGGAGTCATGAACGGTAGACTATTTGATACTAAGGCAGCACAAGAGTCTCGTGCGCGCGGCGCGGAACATGCCTGTACTCATAGTTCCACGAGTCGTAAGCCTAACCCCATAAATGAGATAGAGAAACTACGTGAGGCACTGGAGTTTTATGCTTACCCTGGAAAATCAAGCATGAAGGGCCGTTGGAATGATGAATATCCAGGTGGGATTACCTATCAAAAGGGGACTTCTTTTTATTGTGATACCGGGGCTATAGCTAGGGAGGCTCTATCTCGCCTTGAATCTGAGCAAGCTCTAAAGACAGTGCCTATGGCTATGCTCAAAGAGGCTAATGCGCTTTGGTCTATGGATAAGTTGCGAGCTAGCAATGAGGATTTAATTAAGCTTGCTGCCCGCTACGGCTACATAGTTGAGGAGGATTAGGCAATGCCTAGTTGGCTAATACTTGGATGGGCACTTACTATCGGATATCTTCCACAAAGCTCTATCGACCTGCCCGTAGTTATCGACCAATCGCCAGCATTTGAGCAGACTATAGAGCTTCACGCGCGTCTCTTTGACCATGCACGATTATGGACCGAGCTCGAGACGCGCGACCTGCCACAGACCTTTACCGACTGGCTGCCTTACCAGGAGCGCTATCGACTCGGGCTCGAGCTCTACGACGGCATGCTCGCCATCGGCGTAAAGCATGAGTGCATCCATCCCGTGTTTAATGGTCTCTTTTGGAATAATTTTGCTGCGGCTGAAACAGAGATTTATGTTCGCATAGGATCGGAGGTAAAACCATGAGTGATAAAGAGGAGTTTCCAGAAAGCGCCTACAACCTTCTTGATCGTTGGCTTGGCCTTCTCGACGACGGACTCATTGACACCGTCACAGCCGAGAGCCAAATAGCGCTGGATACACAGGAATATCTTAAGGCCCAGCCTGCTCCGGTCGCGCCGATCGAAGAGCACCGATGTTTTTTAGGTAAAGATACAACGTGTGAGAAATGCCAGAAGTGGGCGTGCTCGACTCGTGTGGTATTCGGCCCCAAGCTTGAGGCAAAATGGAGAAGATGCGAACCTGAAAAAAAATCTAAAGAAGATAGTGTGTTTGAGTTTCTTGTATCTTTATATACAAATACTGAAACGAGAATAAATGATCTGGGAGAATGTGAAGCAGTTTTGCCCGAAAATCTCATCCGAGGATGGATAGAAGAACATGACGCCGCTATCCTCAAGTCATCGCCGAAGGAAGTAGACGAGTTTGGCCCAGTCAATTTGAATAATGTTAAGCCGGACCCTATTCCGCTGCCGCAGGACGCGCAATCCCGCGACGCTGCTTATAATCATGCAGAAGTATTTTATAAGCGTCTAGTCGCTGCCCAAGAGGCAATCGAAGACTTTTCGGCTGTTGTAACCGAGCTTGTGCATGATTGCTACGGGATCGATGTCAACGAAAAGCAAATTGACGCTTGGTTGCGAGATGCCCTTAATCGCAAAGCCGAAGCCCGCGCTGCACTTGCTCGCGTGGAGCCCCAATTATGAGTTGCATTCATTTTTCTTTTCCCGGCGGTGGCTCGGGGGAAATGTGCGGATTCCCTGATGACCGAGGTCGTTTTTTATTTTGGACATGGGAGTTACACAATTACACGGGGGTCAGTTGGTATTGGATGCAGGATACTCGATTTGAAAGACCAGTGTATCCCGGAGAGCATTCTTTACTGTGGCTTATATTTTATGCACAACACAAGGAGAAGTAATGTCAGACGAATGCTATAAAAATGCAATGACGCAACACTTCAAGGCGCGACTAAAATCAAGGGTTGGCGTAAACATAACCAAGGAGCAACGCAAAGATATCATTGATTCGGTCCAAGGGAAAGGGCCGTATAAATCTTCGTTCTCTGGCCGGACAGGCGACGCTCATCGATCATGGTTTTTAGTTTCGTTCGATGGTGTAGGCATTTACGTGCTTTATGACAATAAATACAATAAGTTGGTTACTTGCCTAAGTTATAAAGATAAGCCTATTGAAGCATTGCAAAATGATTTACGGCAAGCCAATAAGCAGCTTGAAGCCGACTTGCTAGTAGTTGACAAAGCGCGTAAAAGAATTGTAGAATTAGAAGCCGAGATAAAGGAAAGGGAGGGAAAGGAATGAAGAGGTTAATCGAAGAAATCACAATAAAGCGCCCCACGTCATGCACCGACTGCCCTATGGGTGCATATGATTCGGATAATGGAAGACTTTGTTGTGGCTCAATTCGTGACTACGGATCGCAAGGCCATAACATCAAAGAGATAGATAGCCCAGACGATGCCCTAAAATATGGTGGCGATTGTCTGTTCGTGGTAGGGGATGATAATGATGAATCTTAATTTTTGCCCTATGTGCGGTGTAAATTGGAACGGTTGGGGTGAAAAAATAGAGCCCGTCAAATGCTGGTCATGCGGGTTTGACAGCGACTCAATTACGCGAATGAGCGAGCCCAATAAAGAGCCTATCACCGAGTCATGCCCCGATCATCCTAAATACAAGGCTATTGGGAAACCGGCTACAGATTGCCCCACGTGCTGGCGAATGTATCAATATGCAATCTATAAACAAGCGAAAGAGGTATTTAATGGAAATAAATGAACTTTTAGAATTAAAGTCATCATACCAGCGTCAAAAACTTGTGCTAGGCAATGTTTTAGCCTCAGCCCTTTGTTATTGGTCAGATGTTCAACTTTTGGCTAAAACATTGTGGCAAACTGAGCGGGAAATAATTGGCAAATCGGGGACTATTTATAATGGACTTTGACCATCCTAGCACAATTGAGGGCGCGCTAAAGTGGGCCGAGATATCGAAGGAATGCTTTGAAACTGATCCGCCCGATATGGACAGCATCGCATTACAAACTCTTGCCGGTGCCTACCGCTCAGAAAAGCAAAATGCCGACGATTTAGAGGAGTATGTAGCCGAGTTAGTAGCGCAAGTAAATAAAAAAAAGGATCGGTGCGAGCTAATTGAGCGTCAATATTCAGAACTAGCCGACTTTATGGGTCATCATTCAAACGAGCGGTATGGAGACATGATTGCTAGGCATGAAGCTGAACGCAAAAAATAGAGCTATGAGGCTGTTAGGCTTTATAATGTCAGTGAAGAGACGGAGGTCGCAAGGTGAAGAAGATTGCAGAGAAACCCAGTTATGAGGATGTGCTAGCGCTTAGAATGCTGATACGGGCATACGAGGATTTCCAGGATATGCGTAAGCGCATGGATAACCGACTAGGGCGCAAGGCGGACGGAACGGCACAGAATGTGGCATCGAGAGCTTTTAAGTCGAGCGATGTAGAGTCGTTCGTTGGTATTTCGGACGCAAGCGCATTTCAGGAAGAGGCTATCCTTAAACAAATGCGCCAAGTTTTGAAGCGCTTCCCGATCTACAATGATTACTTGAAAGGCGTTGACGGTGTGGGCGATATCGCGTCGGCTCACATTATTTCTAGTTTCGATATCGTGAAGGCTTCGACAGTTTCCAAGATGTGGCAATTCGCGGGGCTCAATCCGGGAATGGTCAACGGTAAGAAGTCTATCGACAAGAAGGATTACAAGGAGGCGATGGGCCCTATCGTGGCCGAGTACGCGGCTGATCCTAAAAAGAAAAACGTCAAGTACATTGTGCTTACCGATACGCAGATTAGGGGTGACAAATTGACACCGGGATTTCTTGCGCCATACAATGCTAATTTGCGTACCGCACTTGTCGGAGTTATGGCTGACGGATTTATTATGAGTGCATTCCGTTGGCAAGAAGTTACTGAGGTGCAGTACAATAACATGCCCGAGGATGATAGGCGTATTAAAGATGGCAAGTTCCAAGTGCTTGCGATCAAGCCTAATTCCTACGCGCAATTCTATCACGATTACAAAAATAGACTTGCGCGTGAGGATAAATGGAAGGATGAAAGCGCGGGGCATCGTGATCGATCTGCAAAGCGGTATATGGTAAAAATGTTTATCAAAAATTTATATGTTGCATGGAGAACGATTGAGGGGTTGCCAGTACGTGCGCCGTATCAAGAGGAGTACTTGCATCATACGCATGTAGCATGATATAATGGCCATTAAAGCAGAGTAACCCATTGGCCTTGAGCGAGCCAAAAGAAAAGAGCAACCCTAAAAGGACGAGCGTAATTTTATTTTATTAACGGAGGTACATATTGAAAGTAAAGATTAGCGAATTGAAGTTTGATGATGAGCTTTTAGAGTTGCGGCCATTGGATACTCACGGAGTATCAAAGTATAGGCAGGCCATGCGCGAGGGGGCGAAGTTTCCCAAGATTGTCATTGACGATACCAATACAATTGTTGCGGGTAATCATCGAGTTACCGCTTATCGTGAAGAGTTCGGAGACAATTATATAGTCGATGCCGACAGAGTATCCTTTGACAGTCCGCGCGCGCGTATCGAATATTTCGCTAAAGACAATGCTACGCATGGGCTTCCCTTGGCGTCGATTGAGAAAAAACGCATAACCTTGAAGCTATTAGGGCTTGGAAGCAGCGCGGAGCCCATTGCTTCTATGTTCGGAGTATCCGTCAAGCGTATCGAAGAATGGGCAGGGTTTACCGTTTGCGTTATTGGTAATGTGGGCGCTCCCGGAACGGTTACTACTCGCGAATATCTTCCGCTAAAGAAAGGTTCAGAAAGCATGGCAGGCGAGGAAGTAACAAAGGCCGAGTATGAACAGCATAATGAATCCGACCTTGGATACGAGGATTATTTTCTGGCCGATTATCTGGCCTCTAGGCTTAGGCGAGGTTGGGTCAATTCAGATGATGACAGGACGGCGGAAGCGTTGCGAAATCTCAGGAAGGAGATAAACAAAATAGCGATATAAGGCCACTCATTATGAGGAAACCATAATAATAGAGCAAGCCGCTAGTTATGAGTAAACCGTAAACTAAAGGCGAGTCATTGAACCCGAGAAACCCAGAGTTTGGAAGCGAGTCGTAGGAAGTAAGTAAATTACGTTTGTCGAGCGGGTCAGACTTGGCGAGAAAACCATGGTGTCTGAACGAGCCAAAATAAAAGAGCAAACCAGATTATTAGAGCGAGTCACCGCAAGGAAGGGACCCGTTAAAATCGAGCGAAGGAGAAAACTTGAAGCATAAAATTATGATAACGTTGTGTATACTGAGCACGGGGTTAGTCCATGCGGCCCCTGCTAAGATTCTTGATGCGCTACGATGGGAAGAGTCGCACAATAAAAACCATGAAGTAAACCACAATCGAAACGGGACAAAAGATTGCGGCCCATTTCAGCTAAACTCTCAATACCTCGATTATTTTGCATGGAAGTATAACAAGGGCAAAAAGATAAACCCATTTAATGAGCGCGAGTCTAGACGAGTGGCTAGTGATTATCTCGATGATTTGCAGACGTTTATTTTAGGCAATCACTTAGCAGATGCTAGATTTAAGCAGTCTGAAAGGTGGTACGAAATTATCCAGGCATGGAACTGTGGACTATCGCAGTATCTCAGGGGGTCGACAAAAACATCCAGGGCACTAGCTAGGCGAGTTTTAGAAAGGGCCGGATATGGAAGACAGTGAGGCAACGAAAGACATTTACGAAACTTCAAATTATGAGGACTGGAATGTTTTATCAATGGAACGAAGGGCAGCACTAGGGATAAGGACCGAGCCGAGGACCCAAAGTCAGCTTGAATGGATGCTCGAAGAAGTCGACGAAAGCGAATATTTGATTGAGCCATAAAATAATAGCGATGGGATATAAGTGTGAAACTTACCGAGCGGCATCTAAAATATTAAATTGTTCATTTCAAGCAGTTACGCAAGCGATCAAATACAATAGGCGAATCATAAACGGCAAGCCATTCTGGTTTGAAGGTGAAGAAAGGCCAGCGCCACGGCTCGGTAGATCGGGGCGACCTTGTTTAATTGATAATGTTAGATACGAGTCGGTAGGGATAGCGGCTAGAGTAGTCGGTTCTAAGCCTTGCGCCCTTAAATTAGCATTGGAGACTAAGGATACATTCAAGGGACACTCGATTGCATGGGTAGACGAGGAGTAAACGGGTAAAAGTACTGAAAAAATGGTACTATATAGGTAGGGATTTATGAGTGTTTGAAAAATCTAACTCAAAAGCGCAAAGCCTCAAATTAAAGCCTAGTATCGCGGATAGCCCGTGGTCTAGGCTAATTATATTTGTCTAAATCATTCAAGGAGAATACTATGGCACTTTCAACTACAATTTACAATTTGCTAGAGGATCAATACAAGATCGAGCTGGGGAATCAGTACTTTTATACCGCTCTTGGCGCGTGGTCTAAGTATTACGGCTATGATGCGGCGGCGCATTACTTCTATTCCGAGGCTCACGGCGAAAGCAAGCACGCTAAATGGGTAAGAAAGTTTGTCGAGGATCGCGGTGAACAGTTTTCGTTTGCCCCTCCGACCTATACCGCTCCCAATATCACCGACTATGCTAGCATGTTTACGATGTCCATGGAGCAAGAAAAGAATACCACGGCTCACGTTAACCTTATTTACGGGGCCGCGCTGCAAGAAAAGGATTACATAATTTGCAAGTGCCTCAAGCCTCTGTTCTCCATTCAGTACGAGGAAGAGAAAGAAATAACCGATATCGTGTCGAAGATCATTTCGCGTGGTGGAAACCCGAACGATACGAACGCGGCCATTTCTGCTTTCAACGCCGATCCTGCCGCTATCCACGACTTCGAGTGCTTCTTGAATAAAAAGTATAACTAATATGAGCGAAGAAAGCAATACTGTAACGATTGAAGCACAGATGATGGCTGACTGTACTAATTGTGCAGCGGCATACAAGAAGGATCTTTGCAAATCATTGCCATATAAGTGCCACCATACTTCAATTGTAGCCGGATATTGGGTAGACATTACCAATCAGGATAAAATAAACAGCTAGTACTTTAGTCTATTCCCTTACTATAAAGAGTGAAACATGGCACTTTTCGATAATATGTTTACTAAAAAACGTAGTCCTGTCTCCATAAACCCGATACTAATGCCCAATAGTGCGGCAAATGTGGACGGTTTAATTAGGCGTTGGCCCAAGGCCCCTACGCGCGGAGTCGGGGAACTTCCCGATTTAGCGTTCAAAAACGCTAGGCTCGATCCAACATCCATCATTGCGAAATCAATAGCGGCTACTGATTTTATACTTTACGATAAGCGAGAACTAAGAGTTAACCCAGATCATGCAGAGCCAATCGATACTTCTCCTATTTACGATCTTCTTGAAAGTCCCGTAAAAAGATATAAAGAAGTAGACGGTTATGCACTAATGTTTCTTACATCTATTCTTGTCGATCTTGTGGGTGAATTTTTTTGGTGGAAACTCCGTGACGATAGAGGTGTAGTGCAAGAGTTGTACCCTATGCCCGCATATTGGATAGTTACAACGCCAACAATTGGCAGTCCATTTTTCATGGCGTACCCCATGGGAACTACTTCGGGAAATGCAATTCCAATTTCCATAGACGACATGGTTTGGTTTAAGCGCATGGACCCCGATGATCCATACGGACGCGGAAGAGGTACTTCCGAAGCAATTATAGACGAAGTGGAAACTGACCAGAAGGCCGCAAAAAGCCAAAAAAATCTATTTTTCAACGATTGCACCCCTCCCTATTTTATTACCGCCGAAGGCGCAACTCAAGATCAAGCAGATGCGATAAAGCAAAACCTAACACAAAAGCTAGGCGGATGGATGCACCGCAGAGAGCCGGGGGTTTTGACTTGGGCAAATGCAAGCATCGTACCCGTGGGCTTGAGCCCGCAAGAAGTGGACTTTGTAGAGTCTCGTAAATACCTAAGAGACGAATGCCTCCAGCATTATCAGATACCGCCCGAGATTTATGGCGTTATTGAAAACTCAAATAGATCGACCATAGATGCGAGTTACTACCTATACCAAAAGAACGTCTTGGATGACCGCTATCGGTTTATAGAGCGTGCAATCAATACGCAATTGATCCATCAAGATTTTGACGTTAACCTCATCGGAAAGTTTAGGGAAATTGTACCCGAGGATGAAGATTTTAAGTTTCAGGTAACGCAAGCCGGTTTCGTTTCCGGTGCTCTTACTCGCGCTGTTTGGAAGAAGACAATGGGATTTGAAGTAGACGATGCGCATGATAACGTTTACGTCCTCCCTATGAACATGGTAGAAATACCCGCCGATGCTCCGGTCGAGTCTAAGCCCCAGGCAACCGGCGAAGCAACGGCCAACACTACCGAAAAGCCATCCGATGAATTAGACGATGCCGCGCAATCCGAGCTAGAAGATACCGCTAAGGCAATAGTCGATTACATACAAAAAAAAAAGACTAATGAGTTAGACACAGTAAAGGTTGTATTTGATGACCCGTTCAAGCAAGCCAAAGCTAAGGCAATGAAAAACCAAGCTAGGCGTGAGGCTATTTGGAAATCCTTTGATGCTCGGGCTACGTCTAAGGAAGGCGAGTTTATAGCGGCTATCAAAAAATATTCCAGTAAGCAAAAAGAGCAAGTACTATCGGCTGTCAGTGGGCTAAATATTCCAACGAAGGCTATCAAGGCAAAAAGCGAAGATGATGATGACGACGATGAAGATGATGGCAAAGATGAATATGGCGTAAATAGTGCGCTCAACACGGTGTTTACAGATAAGGCTAATAAAGCATTAAAATCTGCGCTTGCATTAGCTTGGATCGATTCTATGTCATCGGGGCGCGAACATTTCTACGATATGATGGGGATGGACTCGAAAGACCCTAAAATAGTGGGTAGCTTTGACCTGACAAATAAACTTTTCAATGCTTTTGTTGAGGAAAGTGGACTATTAAAAGCCGAGGGCATAAATGAGACTACAAATGATAAGCTTAGAGATAAGTTAAACCAAGCAATTAGTGACGGAATTACTAATGGAGATACGATCAATACAATTAAAAATAGCATTCTCGATGTTTGCGACGGTGTTTATGACGAGATGGATTCTACCAGAGCCGAATTGATTGCAAGAACCGAAACCGCCGCAAGCGTGAACGCAGGAAGCTTCATGACGGCCAAGGCTTCGGGAATGACGCAAAAGCAGTGGCTCAGTGTCCAAGATGACAGAACGCGAGGTAATAATCCTAAAGACGAGTTCGACCACGTAAATGCTGATGGTGAAACAGTAGATATAGATGAACCATTTACAAGTACGGGCGAAGATATGATGTATCCGCTAGACCCCAATGGATCAGCGGGGAATGTATGCCAGTGCCGATGTAGTTGCTTGTGGGGTAATGACGATATTCCGCTAGATTCTGGCGACGACGAGGAAGAATAAACTGATTTAATTGCGGGGAATACGCAAACGGGGAAAAGTGTCTTTTTCTTGGTATAGTATATACGACGGTTATTGAACTTTCTAAATGTAAAAACCTGAACACTAACAAGGAATCAAATGGACAAGCTATACTCAGTCAAAGTCATAAAGAATGCTACCTCTGACCCCCGCGTCATTAAATTTGTCGCCAGTACGGAGGACGTAGATCGGGATGGTGATTCTATATCGGTAGCCGGTTGGAACTTGGATACCTACTTAACTAATCCCGTGGTGTTATGGGCTCACCAGTATGACCAGCCTTCTATCGCTAAATCAATTAACGTTCAAAAAGACATAGCAAATAAACAGCTAATTATCTTTGCTCGCTTCCCTACGATTAAGGAAATGTGCGGAGACAATGAACCTTCAGAATGGGCTAAGTTTGTTGACACTGTGTATAACCTGTACGTCGGTGGATATCTAAATGCGGTTTCTGTTGGATGTAGCTATGATGAGGCAAGCCCTAATGCAACGGGCGGTTTTAATGTAACTAAATCCACTTTGATGGAGCTTTCGGGATGCCCGGTGCCTGCGAATGCTAGCGCCCTACGAGTTGCTAGTAATAAGGGAAACATAGAAAAGAAATCTCTCGATATGGTGGTAAAGAGTATGAAAATAGAAAGTAAGGCGGCTATCCCGTACAAAAAGTATCCGCTTGCCGACGCTGATACGGAGTGGGATGGTCCGGGTGTAACTAAGGACGCCGATACCGACGATCTTGCCATAATGTGCGCATGGAGGGCTGATAAGAAGCCCGAGGATTTAACCAAGGCCGATTTCAAACTTCCGCATCATCTTGGCAAGGCTGACGGATATAAGACGGTACAAAAAGGTGTAGTTGCTGCTGTTGGTGCTCTTCACGGCGCGCGAACTGCGATAAAGATTCCCGATGCTGATTTGCCCGATGTCGAAACGCACTTGAAAAAGCATTATGCCGATTTTGACATGGATTGGCCCGCCGATAAGGCCGCATGGGTTGCACAGTGTAAGTCACTTGGGATCAAGTTTAAGACTGTCACTAAATCGGGCGCTAGGCTTTCCGCTGATACCTCGGCGCATCTTGATAATATCGAAGCGTGTATGAAAGAACTCGATGGCCACATGGCAAACATGAAAGCTTGTCATGGTAAGGCAATTAAATGCATTCAGAAACTACGCAATGGCGAAGCTCCGGGAAACGGCGACGGCAACGATCAGGAAGAACCTGGTTCGGGCGATAGCGGCGACATGGCGAGTGAAGATGATAAAGGTATAATCGGTGGCGTTTATCCTGCCAATCCCGCTTTTACGGATGAAGGATTTATTAACATCGATTTTTCGCAGTGAGTGAAGAACACTCTACAAAAAACAATTAAACGGAGAAAAGAAAATGGCTGATGACAATGTTGCATTTAGTAAAATTATGGAGGGCATCACCAAGGCTACGCAGTCCGCGGTTGCGCCCCTCGCTGCCGAAGTTAAGGAACTGAAAGATAAGGGCATTACTCCCGAGAAGATTACCGAGCTTGAGACCAAAATCAAGGGGCTCGAAGATCAGCTCTCGAAGAAGACCAATGTCGCCGCCGATCAGTTTGCTATTATCATGGAGCAGAATCGTAAGGGCGGTGTCGGTAATATCGATATCGATGATGAAAAGTCGGTATCGAAAACCATCGGTAAAATTGCCGCCGCGATTGGCTACGGGCTTGAGCAGACCAAGTCTGCAAAGATTGATCCGGGCATGATTGGCGATTTTGCTAAGAAGCTTTACCCTCGCGAGAAGGCGATGCACGATCTTATCGCGGTGCAGAAAGACCTTGAGGCTGGCATCCCTAGCGCGGGCGGTTACGGTATCCCCCAGATTCTTTTGCCGACCTTTGTGCCATTCCTTTACAAAAAGACCCTGTTTGACAGGATCGGAGTAACTAAGTACCCGATGCCCGCTGGCAATCTTCGCATTGCTCGTATTGATAATACCTCCGCTGTTTCGTGGGGCGGTGAGCTTCCGAAGAGCAACAATACTCAGCCTGTGCTCGGCGACATTGTGCTGAACTCCAAGAAAATGACGGCGGTTGTCCCTTACTCGAATACGCTCTTCCGCAATCAGCAGATTGGCCTTGATGGGCTCATTGCTTCCGACCTCCAGAAAGTAGCTACCATCAATATTGATCAGGTCGCTATGTATGGTGCTGGAAATCAGTATCAGCCTCAGGGTCTCCAAAACATTGTCGGTGTTCAGAGTATGGGCACTACTGGCTCGCCCTATGCGCTTAACACTCAGTTCCCGATTGATGCGATGGCTTTGCTCGAACAGGCTAACGCGCCGATGGAAAATGTGTGCTGGCTTATGAACCCTATTGCTAAGGGTTGGATGATGGGCAAGGCGTTTAGCTCCGGTCCTTTTGCCTGGGCTAACGAGATGGCTACTGGGGATCATACTCTTAATGGTTACCCCTTCTACGCTTCCGCGACGGTTGCTAATAGTGGCACTAGTCCCACGTGGGCTAACATTTGGCTCGGTGACTTCTCCGAGTTTGTGTGGGGCGTGAGCTACGATATCGCGATTGATGTTAGCCGGGAAGGTACGTACACCGATTCCAGCGGCATTGTGCACAATGCATGGCAGTCTGACATGACGCTCGTCCGCCTCATTACCGAGATGGACTTCAACGTCAAGCATCCCGCGTCTTTCCTTGAGGCGTTTGTCGCCAAGGGCTCTTGATCCTAGAGTTTAATATGGGCCGTCAATAACGGCGGCCCTAACAAAGAACAAACAGGAGAAAACAATATGAATACGTTTTTTTTAGATCGTGCAAAAAGTGTTGCGGGTATTCCCGCCACTGCGGTTTCCTCGGTTGTCGAAACTCAGTGCGGAGTTGTAGACCATACTGGGTTTAGGTCTCTGCTTATTATTGTGGACTGGACCGCTTCGTCTGGTAATACTCTTTTGCTCAAGCTGTACGAGGGCTCGGGCGGTACTGCGGCTACGGCCGTTACCCTTGATCCGCTTTCCGCTCCCGTTGCTATTTCTACGACCACGACAGGACAGACTCTTTACCAGGTCGACGTTTCTGGATTCAATCAGGATGTTCAGGCTTCGTTGACGACTGGCACGGCTACGGCTGTGACTATTTCCGCTAACTATATTCTGGTTGACAGTAACAATGATCCTGCCCTTGGAGTTGGCAATCAGGTTATCCCGATCCGCAAGAAGGTCATGTAAGTAATGGGCGGTCTATGCACTCTCGCTGATGTCAAAACATGGCTCGATATCTCCAACACCACTAAGGATGTCAAGCTCCAACTGTTTATCGATACAGTCACGGAGCAAATGATTTCTTATCTTGGATACCAAGCCAGGCAAACGACATACACCAACGAGGTGCATAGCATAAATAATAATCAATTACTGTACCTTAAAGGAGCCCCGATACAATCTGTCAGTTCGCTAACGATTGCCGGGGTTCCCGCGACTCAAGGTAGCGACGATAATAGTTTTCAGTTTGACGATACGGATGCTAAAGCGGGAAGACTTTTTATCGGTACGGGGTTCTGTGGAAATTACTACACTCGCAATATGACCTATGACCCCGTTTCTGGCATGCGTTCAATTTTGGTTTCGTATATTGCCGGTTGGTATTTTCCTGACGATACAAGCTACAATATAACAAATGCAAAATCATTTAATGTAAGCGATTCGGTTCCGTATACAATTACGCTTGCGTGCATAGAGGAAGTAGTACAAAAGTATCGCAGAAATCTAGCTAAAGCCGAGGGCGTTGAATCCTACAAGGAAGGCACTATTTCCTGGAAGTTCGCTAACGCTAAAACAGGCAGCGATTCGATGGACGGCGGCGGATTAAGTGGCGAAACGCGAGAAATGCTTAATTCATTTCGACGTTGGGGAATTGCTTAATAAGGAATAAATATGGCATTTGATATACATTCCATGGACCCTGGAAATGGACGAAAGTTTAGAGAATCAAACTCTTATACTAACACAGCCGATTTGAGCGAAGAATATTTAGGTGGTAAGGGTTTTGTGGTTATCACCGATACGGGGACTCACACTCCTGCTACTGGTATGTGCTTTAAGGCTCTTCATGTTTTGACTAATGCTGTTTTTGCTTCGTATACTGTCGACGCCTCCGCTCCAATAACCGGAAGCTTTGCCACCGTGACAATAAATGCTGGTACCGTTTTATATGGCAAGTTTACAAGCGTTACGCTAACGAGCGGTTCTATCCTTGCCTACAATGGAGTATTGCTATAATGCTCGGACTTAATAGCAATGTTAGTGCGGCCGGAAGTGCGGCTACTCTTGCAAATGACTGGATACTGAATGCTGACACTCATCAATTGATAGGGCGCCATTATGTTTGGCAAGATAGTGCTTCGTGGATAGATTCTGACGTATGGAAGGATTAACGAGGTAAAATATGGCTCAAATAACGATAAACAATGGCGACACCGGAGCAACCGTTAGAAGCGATCTTAATGGCATGTTTACCGATCTCTATGCCGATACTCGCGGTGCGGTTGCATATAAGTCTTTTTACATTGACGGTAATAGAACTGATGGCTATACGGCAGACGGCACAATTCTAAGACCGTTTAAAACTATTTCTGCTTTAGTCGGTTCTGGTCTAATTACCGCTGCATCTTCGATAACCCTAGCCCCTGCTACATATACCGAAGCGGCAAGCGTAACCCTACCTAATTACCCCTTGGTAGTTTACGGCAACGGTTCCACGATTTCAATAACTGGAAGCTGTACAATTCCTAATGCTACATTTTCTCACTACGACATAAATACAGTAACAACTACTGGCGTAATTTTTAGTTCTTCTTCCGCTGGCCGTGTTCTTATTCAAGGCGGATCAATAACGGGCAATATTACGCTTAATGGGCTTACTGATATGAAGTCCTGCACCCTGCTTTCTGGAACCATTACGGCAAACTCTACAGCTCAGTTTCTTGCAATTGTGTGTACATTCACGAGCCAAGTTACCGGAGCGGGCAAAATAATTCTTGAAAATGATATTTTTAACACTTCAAAGTCATCCGCCCTTGTAACATCGGCTTCTGGTGGTGAGCTAATATTTGTTAATAATCTTTTAACTAATCTTGGTACGGGCGGTGGTATTAGTTGCGCAAACGGTGCGACAACTTTACCCAATATGATTTCAAACAATGTTTTAACGGTAGCAAGTGGAGCCCCTGTAGCTTGCGGTACTGCGGTTACTATTTATTCTAACAACGTTCTTGCTGGCGGTACTAATACAGGTACGGGATACATTTCCGTAAACTCTGATTATCCCGCTTCTTTTGTAACCGCCCCCGCGTCAAAAACAGCGGCGGGATTTCCGGGACAGTATGCCAGCGATGGAACTTATTGGTATCTGTGTACGGCAGTCAATACTTGGATTCGTGGTACGCTTTCTATGGCCTCATGGTAAACTATGATAGTATCTCCGACTAAGGATAAGATGATAAAAACTTCTCAATTTCAAAAGCGTGCGTTATCCCCTTGCCCGTTAGCTAAGACCTTGAAGCCCCTCCCGGTCAAGGCGAAGCGGGCTTTAATTGAAGATGAGGCCGAGTAATGGCTATCAATTCTACGGTTGATCTTTATGCGCCAAGTGAAACAAGAGCCGCAGATGGAACATTACAGCCAAATTATAATTACTCAGTACCAAGCGACACGATAACCGCTGATGTACAACCTAAGACTCTAAATGAGATGGAATTAAAATTGTGGGGCATTGATATCCAAAAGCAAGCCGCGAGGAATGTCTACGATTTTAGCTTTAGTCCATACTGGATAGTCGGCGGCAGGGCAAGGGTTGACGGGACAAACTTGTACAGGATTATGGCGGTCAATCCTTACAACACGCACATAGAGGCGGTAATAGTGCCGCTCGTGGGGGCCTAGATTGACAATTGAAGAGTTCCAGGCAGAAATGGCACGAAGATCCGCTAATATAAGAACCGATATGGGCCGAGCAATTACCAATGCTTGTATGCTTGTACAGAATACCGCACAGAAAGGAATGACCGATACCGAGATAGATAGTAGCAAGGTTTACAAGCGTAGAAGTGTATCACATAGTCCATCGGTAGACTTCGATTATCCTGCTGTTGATACTGGAAGGCTTAGGCAGTCAATAACGCACGATGTTGAAGTCAATGGTAGTGAAACAATTGGAAGAGTGGGCACGAATTTAGAATATGGTTTATATCTTGAGTTCGGCACTAGCAAAATGTCGCCCCGTCGATGGCTTAAACCATCGCTTGCAATAAATAGAGACAAAATAAACAAATTGCTATTAAATGCAGTCAAGGGCAAAGACGTAGACATTGATATAGGCATGGAATAAATGACGACGGTAGGACAGTTCGCATATACGACATTGATAAATTGCACAGCGCTAACGGCATTGGTTCCGGCTACAAACATTTATCCTACATGGTCCGAAGCTATAACGCAATTTCCAGGAGTTTATTTTTGCGATAGTCAATATGATATTGAGTTTGCCGATGAATTGCCGCAAGGAAACTTTGGCGAAATAACAATTGATGTTTTTGTTAGAGATGATAGTCCCGATCCGATTAGTCAAATAATTTGTAGTTTGTTTCGTGGATTATATTGGAGTTGCACAAGTAATACCGATGTCCCGGACCCGGAAACAGCCGTAAGACATAGGCATATGATTTTTTCCCGGCCGTTATTGCCGGGGGATATTTAGAAGGAAGGTACAAAGATGGCTAATGTAGTTAATTATGCTTCCGCAATAGGTATAGAAGGTGCAGTATATGCACTACTTACCGAAAGTAGCGATGTTTTAGGAGGTACCCCTGTTTATGGTACCGTTCAAAACTTTTTTCCTTCTGCCAAACTTACTGTAAAGCCTAACGGTTCTTCTACTACAGACTGGGGCGATGATGGTCCGGCCTATACTGCTACAACCACGGGTATTTATCAGTTATCGCTCGAAGTACTTGATGTTGACCCGCAGGCATATGCAGTTATTACTGGACAGGCTCGAGCGAATGGTGTTGCTGTCGATGGTTCGCTTGATACGGCTCCATATGTTGCTTTTGGGTATAAACAGTGGCTCGGAGGAGTTGATAGCAGTGGGAACAAAAGATATCGATACAAGTGGCTTCTAAAG